CTAAGTAATAACAAAGACAGTCAATTGTCCCATCATTATTAACAACAACTCATGCCCAAATCAGCAGCACTAAATGAACTTGAGAAGGCACAAACTTCAAGGACAGTTAGACACATTTTGTACAAGTATTATGGATCTAATTGGTAACAACAATTATCTGTAATCTTACAGTCGTATTATAACACAATCTTGAAAGGATTGCCACTGCCTGTGTGTTACTCAACACACAGGTATTTTTATGTCTTCGTTATTACTTAGTGGCACACACAGTTGTTAACACATAGTGGCAGTATTGTCAAGGGGTGAATATCACGAATTGACAGTGTATTTGCCCCCTTATATGTTAATTAGTGGGGGCGGTTAGCTAAAAACGCAAACTACCCTAACCTACAAAAGTATCCCAACGAGCGAGATATAAAAAATTTTCGTAAAATTAAAAAACCCCCTATAGTTTTTTTCCACAGGGTCTGTGGAAAACGGGACAGATGGGATTTGAACCCACGACCTCTGCCGTGACAGGGCAGCGTTCTAAACCACTGAACTACTATCCCTCAACCTATACATATTATACCATATACGTATGAGTTTGTCAATGAAGAACTTTGATTTGCCCCCTGTAGAACATAATAGAGTATATTACCCATTTCCGAGAGATGACTTTGGATGGTCAGAGTCATTGGAACACCGAAATTTAGGAGACGTTGTATACACGACTAATAGTAATTTCTATCTTACCAAAACGACTACTTATTCTAATGAAGAAAGGTATCAGATGGATATAGAAAACCTCAAACGACTCAGAGAAGAAAAGTTTTCCACAATCAAAGTCCCTGAGTATACATTTGAGTACTCAGATCTTACTATACAATGTACTACACAGTATATTAAAGGTTTATTTCCAAACAAAAGACAGATTGAAGAGTATTATGAAGAATTGGTACTTAGGAATTCTGAGTATAGTTTTTGTGACTATGATATACCAAATTTTATCATGGATAAAAGAGGAAAGTTGTGGGCTATAGATTTGACATCATACTGTAAAGCAAGTATAAAACATCGTAAATACCTGTGGAAAAAATGGGGTTATCGGTGGAATGATCCTATATAATTTACTTTTGATATTGTTATGGGTTACAGAAGAAGAAAGAATGGTACACAATTAGTTGTATCAATAAAAAAGAATGCTAATGGTACATGGCATTGGAGAGTAAGAGAACCATTTGAAGGTGGTGTTATACCAGAATTAGGAGATGGTTTAGTTGAAGGAGTGAATACTGTTGCTGGTAATTGTGAAACTACATCAAGAAATTTACTCAAAGGTGAAAGAAAGGATGCTGGTGCTCCTGATTTCGAGACTGCATGTAAAGAAGCAAATGAAGCAGTAATAGAAGTTGAAAATAGATGGGAGAAACTAAATAACTCAGGATAATACTTTACAAGTAATGGCATACACAAGAAGAAGTTCAGGTACACAGTTAGTTGTATCAATAAGAAAGAATTCTGAAGGTAAATTTCATTGGAAGTTAATTGAGAATTTTGAAGATGCTACTGTTGACACAAAGACTGGTGCTCAGAGAGGATCACTTATTTTAGATAAAAGTGGTACAGATGGAGTAGCAGATTACGACACTGCAGCTGCAGAATCTAAGGCAGCATTTATAGCCGCTGGATAGTCTCCATAGTATTGGAAGGTATATTCAAAGTAACATCACCTGAATAGACAAGCAAAGTATATCCCTCTTGTCTCCTCTCAGAGAATTCTTCTATAGCATTCTTTGTGAGGAGACTTCCTGATATGTGGTATCCCATTGGTACATTGTTTCTTTGACACCCTTTCTTGAACTCTCCCAATGCTTGCAGATATTTGGGGTTATCCCATTCTGCTGCACAACCAAGAGATGCTGAAAGATCAAATGGACCTATAAGTGTAGCATCTACACCGACACTTAGAATCTCATCGATGTTTTCCACAGCTTCGTAGTGCTCTATCATTGGTATGAGTATAGGTTCTTGTCCCAACCCCTCTCGGTACTTATGAAACTTCTCTCCATACCCGTTTCCTCTGTTGAACCCCATACCCCGTGTGCCTCTGGGTGGGAGCGAGAAACTCTCTTTTATCTCAGAAAGTTGTGATTTATTTCTTATCTGAGGAACTACTATACCAGCAGCACCTTGTTCTAATGCTTCTATGGCAAGATAAGGATCTGGTTTAGAAGTACGTGCTAAAGGTAATGTATGACCTAACTCTAATGCCCGAAACATGTCAGGTAATTGATTACGTGTAATATTACTATGTTCTAAGTCCACTCCTACAAAGTCAAATCCTCTTGATCCCATAATTTCTGCAACTTCAGAACATGGTAGTTGCATCCAAGACCCCACAACTTCCTTACCTTCTGCTAAATATTGTCGAATTCTTTTGACTGCTGCAAATTTGTCCATGATTTTATATACTGGGTGTAGTGTAACTTGGGGTGATGAATTAGAAAATAGACTTGAAGAAAGATTCTCTGGTTCTCATTCTAATATTGCTGAGTGTGGTATGTCAAATGACCGTATGGTCATGAAAACAATCGAATATATTGAAGAAAATCCAGATGTAGATTACGTAGTTGCTCAATTCTCTGTTCCAAGAAGAGTCGTACACTACAAAAATGGTTGGAAAAACATAACTCCTTGGACAAAAAATCTAGAATCAAGAGTCTGGTACAAACATATTGACTCTGTTGAACTAAGAATGATGAACCTGTGGAAAAATGTTTATATCTTAGAGCAGTATTTACATAATATCCCACATTATTTCTGGAGAGTTAGTGAATTTGCTGAGACAACTCTTACAGAGGACAGTGTTTTTAGGAAAATGACGAAGTGGAGTGATATGATTACGATGCAAGACTTGATTGGAACTCCAAAATCTGACCCAGATCACTATGGAAAGGGTCATCCAAACAAAAAAGGTCACGAAATAATAAATCAACATATCCAAGGCATACTACCAAAGTAATTATACCACTCATCGTAGTATTTGGCAAGGTGTTTTCTACCAAATTCAAGGTCTTCTTCAGTCAAATCTTCTAAATCTGACGACCATTGGTCTTTTACATACTCATGACGAGGTGCTTTTGTTCCCATCTCTGGAAAATATGCATTTGGCCACAATTCTTTTATGTCAAAATCTAAAAATTTAGCTAATTTTTCTTGACTATTATTTTTTCCACCCCATAATTCTTCAGAAACGATACTTATGGTACTAAAAAACTCGTTATATGATTTAATCGTCCAAATATAGTCTGAATTTTTAGTAATTTTTCCTTTATTAAGATAACTTCGCCAATATTCCTTTGAAGTACCATAACTATTTTGCAATTTTTGGGAATTTTGGTAATCATGAGACAATTCTGAGTATAATCTTCTTACTGGATCACGAAATATCATCAAAACTTTGATATCAAAGTGTTTTTTAAGCACTGGAGCGATTTTTGCAAGAAAATTTCTTGGTAAAAAGGCATTACTGTTAGAAAAATCATGAACATACTTAAATTCATGCTTTACTCTTTGATAATGACGCTTATAATACTTAATGTATGTCTGTAAAGTTGGTTTTCGAGTAAAAAGTTCTTCTATTTCTTCTTTATTATTATGAAAACCATATTTTGATTGATATCCATATGGAAATTTCCATTTAGGAGTCATACAATCGTTCAAAAGTCTTTTGTACCAGTATTCCCTACAGTCCCAAGCATTACTATCATAAATGTTATATAATAAGTGGTCTTCTTTCAGTATACCTGGATGACTACATTTATTTGCACAAGATAATGTAAGATGAAGAGGACTAGTTGCACACCAACCCTTACCTGCTCCTATGATAAGTGGAGTTTTCATAAATGAAAATATTATTCAGTGGCGATAGTTTTACCTACGGTGACGAATTGTCAAATAGAGAAAAAGATCGTTTCTCTAGACTAGTTAGCGAACATTACTCTGCAGAAGAAATAAATGTTGCAGAAAATGGTTCTTCAAACGATAAAATTGTTCGGAAGGTATTTGAATACTTGAATTTGTTTGACGCAGACGCTGTAGTTATACAGTTTTCAGTATTGAGTAGATATGAACTGTTTAAGATTAATTTAGAAGATCAGAAAGGAAATGGCGACTTCGTTAGTATTTGTCCGAGTGATACAGGAAATGGAGAATTCTTTTTTGGTGATGATTGGAGGCAAATGAAGGCAAGACCATATTATAAACACATTCAGAACAATGTAACTGATCAACAACGGTATTTTCAACAAATATTATTATTACAACTGTATTTGAAACAAAAAAATATACCCTATGTCATGTTACACTTAGAAGATTTCTACTATAAGTCTCATCACGTTTATCGCCCTAATTATTATATGGATCTATGCGAAGAGTTTGAATGTATTATACCAAACCTTATAGGAAACCACTTCACTGAAAACTTCTGTCCTGATCTTAGAAAGAAGGGATTTCCAGATAAACATGGTACACATCCTAATGTAAAAGGACATCGTTTGATAGCAGATCATATTATTAGTAAATTATGAAGCTAACTCATAAACCTAGAATACCAGTTCCACCACCTCCTAAAAAACCAGTTCTTCTAATGAATGTTGGTATAGGGTGGGCTGCGACTACTCCATTCTTATATACTCTTTCAATAGATCAAAGATATTGTCATCCTGGTCATGTCAAGGAAAATCACTATCTTAGAATGATATTTGAGCAGGATTGCCTTCATTCCACTGAAATTAGAGATTTTATTTTATCAACATCTGTAAATCCAAAACAATGGGTCTTTAGATGGTGGCAAAAAGAATTGTATGAGTATAATTATCATTTTATGGATAATCAGGATTATCTTACTGAGTGGTATTCAGATGTTACGATTAAAAAGTATATTGATTACTATCTAAAACATTGGAAAGTTATAAAAACTGATTTTCATGCTGTAGCAGACTTCTCAAATCACAATTGGTCGTTACCATATTGGAATAATGGTAAAGAGATGATAGACAAGATAAGGGAAGTATTTGATCTGAAAGTAACAGTGCAATTTAGAGATCCAATTAGAAGATTATATTCTGAACTGGGTACTTGCTTTATCGATGAACAAACTCCTTATATGCCAGTTGAAGCTGCTGAAGATAAAATCAGGATTGGGCAAGAATTTCTAAAAAATAATCAACATAATGAATTTTTCAAAATTTCTTTGGATGATGCTGCTTGGGGAGGTGCAAATTGTCAATATGTGGATTTATATACTAAATGGGAGGAATTAGTAGGTAAAGATAACATATTAGCTATTATTATGGAAGAATTTTGGAATCCTCAATATAGAAAACAACAATGTGAGAGATTATCTAATTTTTTAGAAGCACCAATTCAAAAAGTTCATCGAAATGCCTATTTCCCAGATATGGGTGCAGATGCTCCTCACTACGAGGGACTTATAGATCAATGGACTTCTGATAAAGAAACAATTACTGAAGAAACTATAGAATATGCACTAAAATACATGAAAACGTGCTATACTGATTGGAAGTCTAAATTTGGAAGTGTACCTGAGTTGTGGACAAAGTATGAAGATTAATTATGTTACTGATCCTTGGGAATGTGTAGAAATAGAAGATTTTCTACCTGAAGATAGGTGGAAAGAAATACAAGGACTAGCAAAAATAGAGTTAGATGAGTACTACTCTTCAAATACTAAAGAAAAGTCTGGTCACTATGTAAAATTCCTAGATTATGATATTATTCCAGAAACCAATAGTTTATTTACAGATATTGCTTTACCTCATCGTGAATATAAAGGTAAATTGAAAAAACTTGTGCATTGGGCAATTTCTCCTCCAAAATGGAATTATCCAACTCATTGTGACAATAAATCCAGAATAAGTACTTCAATCATGTATATTTCTCCTGAGAATAGTGATGGTACTGTTCTACATAAGAACGTTAGTCAAAATGATGGAGGTGATCATGAAAAGGCAGATTTACCATCAACCTACACTTGTAAATTAGATTGGAAACCTAATAAGGTTTTCTTTCATAATAGTATTCCAAATAAAACTTGGCATAGTATTCAAAATTCTACAGATCTTCCTAGAGTCGTATTAAGTTCGTTTCTAATACAAGAAGATTTGATTTTACCGAACAGACCTTATTCGGGGCATGAAATTTCTATTGATTAATTATGAACGTCCAGCATCACAATAAACCTTGGGAATATGTTATTATTGATGACTTTTTATCACCAGAAAGGTTTCAAAAAGTACATGATCTAGCTATTGAAGAGTTAGGGAGATATCAAGTAGAGGGACCAAATACTCGTCGTGGAAAGTATGTGAGATATACAAAGGAAGATTTAGTTCCTGAAGTAACAGTAGAAACTATGAAACTAATGAGTACTCATAGAGATTATGATGAATTGGTTAAGTTGAATCATTGGGCAATTATGCCTCCTAATGGAACTTATCCTGTCCATATAGACAATGCATCAAGAATACATACTTCTACCTTTTACATAGCACCACAAAAAAATATTGGGACTATATTATGTGATAATCCAAGTACAAATGATAAAGGTGACCATGAAGAAGCTGATCAAGATTCAACTTGCGAATATCCACTGCCATGGAAACCTAATAGATTATTTGCACATAATCCTGGACCTATGAAATGGCATAGGTATATGGCTGGAGATACTGTCAGAATAAATTTATCAATATTTTTGCTAGATCCAAATAAAGTAAAACCTCATAGGGTGGATTTTGACTACTTTATTGATTAGTGCTGGTACAGCATTTTCTGCTACCTCGCCATTACATTATACTTTGTGTTGGGATAACAAATATTGCCACACTGGTCTAACTAAAGAAAATTATTATCTTTATTCTTTACAAGAGGGTATTGATATAACCTTTGGTCGAGATGCGTCAAATAATAAACCTCCAGAAATGACCATTACACATGGTTGTGAGGAATTGTTTGGTGAAAGGTCAATTGATGGGTATATTAGATATTATCAACGTTTGTGGGAGCATATAAAGTCCGATTACCAAGCAGTTGCTGATTTCTCTAATCAAAACGCTTGCTTGAGTGAAAAATTCATGCAAATCATAAAACCAAGGTTACTTGAATACTTTAATGTCAAGGTAATCATGATTTTTAGAGATCCTATTCGTAGGTTATGGTCAGTTTGTAATAAAGGCAATATTAGAGACTTTCGTAGATGGGTTAGTGGTGAATTGGAACCAAACGCAATGTATGCTGACATTTATAAAAGACATAGGAATGTTTGGGGTGAAGAAAACGTTCACATGATAGTAATGGAAGAATTATGGGAAGGAAAGACGCAAGCACTCTCCAACTTTTTAGATTTTCCTATAAACACGGTTCACGAAAATGTTTATTACCCAGAAAGAGGAACTAAAGCACCGCATTACGAATATTTGAAGGATCAATGGATATCTGACAAACATGACTTGGATTTAAAGACATGGGCATATGCTATGAACAATATGGGTTGGGTGTACAAAGATTTTAAGGATACTTTTGGATATATACCTGATAAGTGGGGTCAATGGTATGAAACCTAAGTTATTATTGAATGCTGGTACAAATTTTTCAGCAACAACACCATTATGGTATACCTTAGGATTGAATAATCATTATGCTCATACTGGACACGCAAAAGAGCACAATTATCTGTATCATATGATGATTGATGCGAAAAGGTCTATTGATACACCTAGTCAACTCAATTCATCTGTTAGATTGACTCAAAAGTGGGAACAAACTGATTTGATAAAAAAAACCAAGAAGAAGGAGAAAAAGAGGGATGGAAAAGATGGATTTATGCATGTTTATCCTGAGATGACTAAAAGGTCACCTTTCATAGAAGGTAAGTGGACATTAGAAGAAAGAAGAGATTTTTTTGATAATCCAGAACTTAGTATTGACAACTATATCAAATATTACCTAAAACATTGGGAAAACTTCAAATGTGAATATCAATCAGTTGCAGACTTCTCTAATACTAATGCTTGCTTGTCTGTAGAGTTTATGGAAAGGATAAAACCTAAGTTATTAGAATATTTTGATATAAAAGTAACAATGATCTTTAGAGATCCTATTCGTAGGTTATTTTCAGCGTGTAATAGAGTTCATTCTAAATCTGGTGGAATTATGGAAGGATTTAGAAGTTGGGTCTTATCTGAGAGTTATGAAGAGAACGTTTACTACTCAGACATTTATAATAGGCATTGTCAGGTATGGGGTAAAGAAAATGTAATGCCTATTATAATGGAGGAGTTCTCTACAGACAAATTATCTGATTTTCTAGGTTATCGTCTAGTCACTGCTCATCAGAATTGTTATTATCCTGAAATGGGTTCTAATGCACCAAAATATCCTGGATTGTCAGATCAATACACTTCAGATAAGATAGATTTGTATAAAGAGACTTATGAGTTTGCTTTAGAACATATGGAGCACATTTATAAATCATTTGAAGACACTTTTGGTTATATACCCGAAACATGGAAAAAATAAAGTTATTATGGAACATTGGAACCAACTATTCCGCTACAACTCCTTTTTGGTACACATTATCGCTAAATCATAAATTTTGCCATACTGGTCATCGTAAAGAACTGCATTGGCTTGATATTCTGGAATCTCAAGAGTTTTGGGCAACAAAAGTTAAAGGTAGACCACGTTATTACAAATATTTCTGTAATAGGTTGAGAGGTTTTGTTAAATCACCTTTAGCATACCTAAAAACCGATAAACCATCAAAATTGCAAAATGCTAGATGTTTTACTAAGGAAGAAGAAGAATATTTCTTCTCTTATCCAACATCTATTGAAAAGTACATCGATTATCGCAAAAGGCATTGGAATCACATAAAACATGAGTATCATGCATTAGGTGACTTCTCAAATAGTTATTGTTTACTATCTGAGGACTTTATGAGAAGTATTAAGGATAAATTGCTAGAAGTCTTTGATCTAAAGATTACTGTATGTCTTAGAGACCCTGTTCGTCGTATATGGTCTCATAATCTTTGTAAGGAGAATCTTATATTCAATAAATCAGGAGGAGTTGATAGAGTTTCTGATTATGGTAAAATATTACGGTCTTATTATAATGTTTGGGGTAAAGACAATGTTCTTCCTATTATAATGGAAGAATTTTGGGATCCTAGTAAACATAGAGAGCAGACTGAAAGATTATCGAATTTTTTGAATTATCCTATTACTAACATCTATAAAAACGTATATTGGCCTGAACTGGGTTCTAATTCACCACAATATGAATTTTTGAGAGATCAATGGAAAGATGAGAAAGATATTGATTCAGAAACCTATAAACGCATTTATTCTAAATTAGAATGGATTTACCAAGACTGTGAAGAACATTTAGGGTATATTCCCGATTCTTGGCATTCCTTGTAAACCCAATCAAGTTTTTCTCTCCCATATGCAAGATCTTCATCTGATAGGTCTTGTAGGTCTGAATTATACTGATCACCTAAACCAGGTATTTCTGGTCTGTTAGTTCCCATTTCTGGGTAGTATACATTGGGAGACATCTCGGATATTGGGCAATCTATAAATTTAGACAGTTCTGAAGGGTCTTTCCACACATCTTCCATAATAACTGGAAAAACTTTAGGAAATGCACTTTTGTAATTATTGTAAGTTTTCATATAACTTGGAATACGAAATGATGGATTATTATGTTCTAATTCATTTTTCCAGTAAGAAATACTGTCAGGAAACGTTTCTTTTATTTTTTTCCATTCTTGAACCTTTTCAGGGTCTCTATTTTTCCATTGCGAAGGTGCTTTTTCATTTTCGGTAAAATTTCTATACCAATTAGATATTTCCGAATATGATCTTCTTATTGGGTTTCTAAAAATAATAGTTACTCTAACATCAAAATTTTCTTGTAATATTGGCGATATTTCTTTTAAAAAGTGTAATGGAAGACTAGCATTACTATTAGAAAAATCTGACACTCCAAGATAGTCATTTTTTAGATGACTCTTGATATAATGCATATACCAGTGTAATGTAGTGTTCTTTTTTACAAAATCCAATCCTCTATGTTTATGGTCAGTTTCCCAATAATATTGAGCATGTTCAGGTTTGTATTTTCTTTCATACAAGTAATATAAAACATTACACTCTGTTGTAGACCCACGATGACAGTATCTTACTTTCTCAAAAGTATGACATAATGGTTTTGTCGCAGACCATCCTATACCTGCGTTTATGTGTAATATTGGCTTCATAAATATACGCACTTACCTGCTTATGTATCATGAGAAGATTATTAGAGTGGATCAAAGGCGAGTATAAACTTTGGAAGTTACGCAGAGAAGATCCTTATATTTACGAAGAAGACGAATGATAGGGTTTAGCGAAGGGTTTCATGATGCTGCTATTGCGGTTGTGCATAAGAATACTATCAGTTATGCTGCACACTCCGAGAGATATTCAAAAAGAAAGCATGATAAGAGATTAGATCTTACTGCAGTTACTATGGCAAGAGGTTTGAATATACATGATGATATAGTGGCATTCTATGAAAATCCAATAGTGAAAAGAAGTAGACAGTTATATGCAGGTCAAAAAGCGTGGAGAAAGGATAGAGAGTTGTCTTTGCAACCAAATAGGTGGTTTGATCATCATAAGTCACATGCTGCTGCTGCATTTCAAACCTCTAATTTCTCTCGTGCTGCGTGTGTTGTAGTAGATAGTATTGGTGAATGGGATTGTTCATCAATATGGACTGCTGATATAAAAGATGGTGTGGCAGTGTATGATAAAAAATGGTCTAGACGATATCCTAATTCTATTGGTCTATGGTATAGTGCGTTGACTAAATGGGCAGGGTTGAAACCATTAGATGAAGAATATATTTTTATGGGAATGGCAGCTTTCGGAAAACCTAGTCATACCAAGGAGTTACGAGCACTACTTTCTAAGAACAACCATAAAGGTATACGTGGACTAGAAGGTGACCCATGTGATATAGCAAAGAGTGCCGAGGTTGTTCTTCAAGAAGAACTATTTGAAATATTTGATATTGCTAAAAAATATAGTAACAATATTTGCTATGGGGGTGGAGTTGCCCTAAACTGTGTTGTAAATACAAAACTAAGGGAAAGGTGCAATCTATGGATTATGCCTTGTCCTGGTGACGCTGGAGGTGCTTTAGGTGCAGCTTTACTTGCATACGGTAAAAAGGTTCAATTTACCCCCTATCTTGGACATAACATCAGGGGTACGGTGGATCCAGAAGAAGTGGTCGATCATTTACTCAAACATAAAATCGCTGGTGTTGCAAATGGTCGTGCTGAGTTTGGTCCTAGGGCTCTTGGTAATAGAAGTCTATTGGCGGATCCACGCCAAATTTCAACCAAAGATCTCGTCAACGAAATAAAACAACGTCAGAAGTTCAGACCATTTGCACCTGCTATACTAGAAGAGCATTGTCAAGATTGGTTTGATATGCCTGAACATTCTAGGCATATGTCATACGTGTATCAATGTAAGCAGAGTGACCTTATTCCTGCCTGTCTACACGTTGATAACTCTGCTAGGGTACAAACAGTACCAGAGACATCTGAAAGCGTTCTGAGACCCATATTAGAGTGTTGGTACGAGAAGACGGGATGTCCTGTATTATTGAATACCTCTTTGAATGTTCGGGGTAAACCAATGGTAAATAGCACCGAAGATGCAAAACTCTTCTCTAGTGAATACTCAGTAAAGGTTTTTTAATGAAAATACTATTTCATGGATGTTCAATCACTTGGGGTGATGAACTTGAAGATCGTGAGAATGAGAGATTTAGTAAGTTAGTTTGCGATATTCTATGTGTAGAAGAAAATAACCTTGCTCATTGCGGTAATAGTAATGATAGGATTGTAAGGGAGACTATAGAATATTTGCAAACATCTAAAGTAGATGTAGTGGTTATGCAGTTTACTGTACACTCAAGAATTGAATGGTTTGACAAGCAAGGTTTTCCTCATAGGTTTACACCTCAAATTACCTCAACTCATGGAAAACTAAAACTCAAGGGTAATCCCATGACAGATGAGTTGAAAGAAAGATTGTTTTCTGCAGGTAAATGGTTTTATAGGTTTGTTTATAATGATATTTTTGGTGTAGAGAATATGTGGAAGAATATATTATTATTTGATGCGTATTGTAAAGCAAACGATATAAAATTTATTCCCTTATTAGCGGATCATTACGCAGAACCTATACGTAGACCAGAAAAGTTTTATACAGTAGGTCATACTGGTTGGTGGAAACCCTTATGTGAAGGTATTCCTGTTGTACGTATACATGAGGGTATACTAAAGGAATCACCTTCTCCAATGTTCCTTCCTAAGAATCATCCTAGTGCGTTAGGACATCAAAAGATATCAGAGAAAGTTATTGAGTTGATAGAAGCTATATAATCTGTTATAATATTGTTGGATTGCAACCCATTATAGTATGGCTAAAGGATTTAAGGTGGTAACTACTCCACCTGCTACAGAACAAAAGGAAGACTGGTGGTCTGTAGAGAAAGGAAAAGAATTGATCAAAGGTAAGAGTATTGTCTTTTGTCTACCTGGTCGTGGTGTTTCCTACATATTTTTGAAGGCATTTGTACAACTTTGCTTTGATCTGGTTCAAAGTGGTGCAAGCATTCAAATCTCACAAGATTACAGTTCAATGGTAAACTTTGCACGTTGTAAGTGCTTAGGTGCTAATGTTCTAAGAGGACCAGATCAACTACCATGGGACGGGAAGCTCAAGTATGACTATCAACTTTGGATTGACAGTGATATCGTTTTCAACCTCGAAAACTTTTATCGCCTTGTATGTATGGACAAGGATCTTGCTGCTGGTTGGTACGCTACGGAAGATGGTCAGACAACATCCGTTGCTCACTGGCTTGAAGAGGATGACTTCAAGGAAAATGGTGGGGTAATGAATCATGAGATGGTTGACAGCATTCAAAAGCGTAGAAAACCATTTACTGTTGATTACACTGGATTTGGTTGGTTACTTATCAAGAAGGGTGTGTTTGAACACAAAGAGATGACATATCCATGGTTTGCTCCTCAGATGCAAGTCTTTGACTCAGGTGAAGTGCAAGATATGTGTGGTGAAGATGTATCATTCTGTCTTGATGCATTGAAGGCAGGATTTGAAATTTGGTGTGATCCACAATGTCGTGTAGGACATGAGAAGACAAGAATTATATAGATACCTGTAAAGAATGATTACAGCATATGGAGTTGTATGATATATACGTTGAGGGAGTAAAAGAATTCTCTTCAGTTGATGAAGAGGAAATGCTTGATATAACACAAGCACTTGCCGATGAGTTTTATAACTCAGGTTACCCTCATCCCGACGAAATAGAAATTAAATACCTGGGAACCGACGACCAGGATTCCGACTGACTATCAGGCTACGGAGCATCCAAGAAAGACCTTCTCGACAGAGGAGGTCTTTTTTTGCCTCTAAATAGAACTAAATATACCGAGATTGCAGCTTCCTAGTGCCAGTCAAACGTTTTTCAAAAGGTTTTCAAGATATATCATTATCTTTTAAACGTCATCCTGTTACAAATGATGTTCTAACATTGAAGAACGAGGATGCCATAAAACGTTCTGTGCAAAATTTAGTTAGAATAAAATTAGGTGAAGTATTTTTCGATAATGATTTTGGAACTAGGATTACAGGATCTTTATTTGAATTGGCAACAGATGATTATGTTGATCCAATTAAGTCCGAAATAGAGACAACAATAACAAATCATGAACCAAGAGTAAAATTGACAAATGTTGTTGTGAATAATTACCCTGATCGGAATTGCTTAGACATTACGCTAAATTATGACATTATTGGTCTATCATCTCCTTCTCAGTCCATCAATTTCATTCTCGAACCAACTAGGTTATAATGGCACTCCAACAATACACAAACTTAAATTTTGAGGATATAAAAACCTCAATAAAAGATTATCTGAGGGAAAATTCAAATTTCACAGATATGGACTTTGATGGTTCTAATCTGTCAATTTTGATAAACCTTTTAGCATATAATTCATACCAGACCGCATATAATACAAATATGGTTGTCAATGAAACTTTCATTGACTCTGCAACTCTTAGGGAAAATGTTGTTTCTTTAGCAAGAAACATTGGTTATGTACCACGTTCCAAAAGAGCAGCAAAAGCAAAAGTAGATTATTATATTAGTGGTCTTCCTAGTTCAACGGAAACAATATCATTTGCATCTGGTGTAATTGCTAATGGAGAGGTATCTGGTTCACAATATCTATTCTCAATACCTGAGACAGTTACTGGAACTGCTACAGATGGAGAATCTGAAGGTACGATAGAAATTTGTCAAGGTCAATACCTACAGTCAGGTTTTCTAGTAGAGGGAGATTCTCAGAGATATATTTTACCTAACGAAGGTATAGACACTTCTACTATAATTGTAAAGGTTAGAGAAAATTCTTCAAGCACTACATCAACAGAATATAAGTTAGTAGATAATATTCTAGGCATTACATCAACTTCTAACATATATCTAATCCAAGAAACTACTGATGAAAAGTACGAGTTGTTATTTGGTGACGATGTATTTGGTAAAAAGTTAGAATCTGGTAATATTGTTGATATAAGTTATATCAAAACTGAAGGTACTGCTGGAAATGGAGCACAAGAATTTAAATTTGCAGGAACACTTAGAGATTCAAATGGTGCATTGTTAGATGGGTATAATGCAATACTTACTCCACAGACAGCATCACAAAATGGTGACAATATAGAACCTATCAACAGTGTTAGGTACTATGCTCCTAGATTATATTCGTCTCAACATAGAGCAGTAACTGCTAGTGATTATGAAGCAATAATTCCTTCTGTTTATCCAAATATTGAATCTGTCAGTGCTTATGGTGGTGAAGAATTAGATCCACCTCAATACGGTAGAGTTTATGTTGCAGCAAAACCTAAGAATGGTTCTTTCTTATCTAACTTTACTAAAAAAGAAATTTTAGCATCTTTGAAAAGTTATTCTGTTGCTGGAATTGTACCTACATTTGTAGACTTGAAATATATCTATGTTGAAGTTGATAGTTACATTTATTACAACCCAAACTTTGCTGGCGATCCAGATAATGTAAAATCATCTGTTGTAAATTCTTTGACTCAGTTTGCATCTGGAACAGAATTGAATAAATTTGGTGGTAGATTCAAATATAGTAAAATTGTTTCGATGATTGATAATGTAAATGTTTCCATAACATCTAACATTACAAATGTAAGAATAAGAAGGAATTTACTAGCAAAAGTAAATCAATTTACGCAGTATGAATTGTGTTTCTTGAATTCTTTCTATTGTAATGAAACTAATTACAATATTAAATCTACAGGATTTAGTGTAAGAGGAATATCTGGTACATGTTACTTTACTGATGAAAAAATTGATAATAAGAACGGTAAGTTGTTCTTATTCCAAATTCTTACTGACGATACAATAAATGTTCTTGATAATAACTTCGGAACTGTTGATTATGAGAAGGGAGAAATCATTATAGATACTGTGAATATAACTTCTACAACACTGACTAATAATATTATTGAGGTTCAAGCAGTTCCAGATTCAAATGATGTTTTAGCGAGAAATGAACTTTATCTTCAATTTGCTGTAGATAAGAGTAATTTTTACATGAGAAGAGATTCAATATCTTCTGGTGAAAATACTTCTGGAACTAGATTCAATATTCAGTCTAGTTATCAAACAGGTGGATCTAAGGTAAGAGGTACTGCTATTATTTCTAATTCTGCAAATACTAATTCTTCGACAATACCTACATCATCAACTTCAACTACATCATCAACACAAACAGGTACACCTACAAGTAGTTCATATTAATGATCACCACATCTTTTACTAAAGTACAAGTTAATGAACTTATTCAGAGTCAAATACCTGAGTATATTGACACTGAGAATCCTCTTTTTGGAGATTTTATAAAACAATTTTATATTTCTCAAGAATTTCAAGGTGGTTCTATTGATATTGCTGATAATTTAGTTGAGTATAAAGGTCTAAATTTTTCTAATAAAAAAAATCTAACAGGATTCACTTCAGTTTCTACTTACATAAGTGGATTTGAAGATACAATTTATGTTGATTCTACTGCTGGTTGGCCAGCAAAATGGGGATTGTTGAAGATTGATGATGAGATTATTACTTATACTGGTATAGGAACTACTTCATTTACTGGTTGTGTTCGTGGATTTAGTGGTGTTGAAAGTAATTCAAAAACAAACGAACCTGAATATTTAACTTTTAGTGTTACTGGAGTAGGAACTCATGCTGTAGATGCTAAGGTTCATAATCTAAGTAATGTTTTCTTACAGACTTTTTTCAAAAATCTAAAGAAGCAGATTTTACCAGGTTTTTCAGAAAGGAATATAAACGATAAGGTTAATCAGTCTAATTTTATTAGACAAGCAAAAGATTTCTATAAGTCAAAAGGAACGGAAGAAGCGTTTAAGATATTGTTCAAAGCATTATATAATGAAAAGGTTGAAATGATTCAACCTTCACAATATATTCTAAAACCATCTGCTGCTGATTATGTTGTCAATGATGTATTGATTTGTGAATCTCTTGAAGGTGATCCTGAAAACATTCAAGGAGAAACTTTAATTCAAGAAACAGTTCCAATACAAACAAATGGTTCAATCTATAGTGTTGAACGTACTATTATCGATAATAAAAAATATTATAAGGTTTCTATAGATCAAAGTAGTCTTGTAGGTAAATTTAGACAAATTGGTAAAACTTTCGTAACCAAAACTGCTGGTATTGGTGAAACGATATTGAGTGTTGATTCGACAGTTGGATTTGGATCTACAGGAACTATTAAATTTGAAGATAAAAATTTCACATATTCTGATAAAAATTACACACAGTTTCTTGGTATATCAAGTCTAAGTTCACCATGTGGTATTGGATCTACTGTTAGGTCTGGATTAGAAGTATACTCATATGAAAATGGTGATCTTACTAAACCAGTAAGAATGAATGTTTTGGGTGTTATCAATAAGTTTGTTGGCACTGCAAATAATCAACAAAGAAATGCTATTGTAAATGTAAAAACACTAGGTATTGAACAAAAAGATCTTAGATTTTCATCTTGGATATACAATACTGCTTCACATCATAATATATTAGGGTGGAATCATTTAGGTGGTCAAAGTTATAAACTAGACTTAGTTAATGAGCATAATTTTTATATTGGAGATACACTTGATGTTGTTGATGATGATGATAATGTTCAAGAAGGCACTGTTAGCAGTCTTCCCACTAGTAAACAAATAGTTGTAAACACAGGACAACTAGATTCATCTAGAACGTATTTTATTAGAAGAAAAATAAAAACAACTGTTGATGGATATACTGCAGATATACAGAATACCTATAGTGATGATAATGAATGTGTTTATACTGCTTCTAATAGCTTACCTCATTGGAGTATTGATCCGCAAACCAGAAAGAGAACATTTGTTGCTAGTATAAATGAAGCAGGATCGACTATTGAAGTTATAGATCACAATTTTCATGATGGTGAGTTGGTTGTTTATAATACTGCTGCTGGTATAGGTACACTAACCAATCTTGAAGAAGGTCAACCATATTATCTCAAGAAAATAGATGCAAATAAGGTTGCATTAGCATATTCGTTAGAAAACGTTCGTAATGCTCGTTATATTGATGCATTTACTGCAACAGACATAGCAAGTGCAACTACTCATACTCTAACTCCAGAAGTTGTTGCAAACAGTAACTTAGGAGCACAAAAGTTACTTAGAAAATTTGATTCTCCTACATTTGATGATAAGAAGATAAAAACTGTTCAGGGTGGAGTTGGATTATTTGCAAACGGTGTAGAAGTATATTCTTATAAAGCAACTGATAAAGTTTTTTATGGTCCTATAGAATCTATTGATATTCTAAACTCTGGGGAAGACTATGATCTTATCAATTCTCCTAGATTATCAGTTACACAAATTGGACATACTGGAGCTGGATGTTCTGCTATTGCTCATGTAGAGGGATCTATAAGAGAAATAAATCTGGATACTTCTGGATTAGATTACTTAGAAACACCTAATGTTTCTATTATTGGTGGTAATGATACGACTTCTAGTGCTTTTGCTCAGATGAAGATTGTTCATCAAGAAACCAGTTTTGATAGTACAACTCAAGGAAGCATTGTCAATACACTTACTGATAGGTTTGTATTCCCAGAACCTCATGGATTCAAGCATGGTGAAGAAATAATATACGATACTTCAAATACAGATCCTATTGGTATAGGAACAACACCAGGTAACTTAGTAAAAAATTCTCCATATTACGTAGTCAAACTAAATGACTGGGAAATGCATATTTCTGATACTCAGGCAGATGCACTTGCTGGTATCGGAACACTAGATCTTACTAGTAATGGTGGTGGTATTCATAAGTTTACTAGTAAGGATAGAAGACATAAAGTTGATAAGATTGTCGTAACTAATCCTGGTCTTTACAAGAATAGAACAAATACTACAAAAATAGCAGGTATCAATACGTTTACAGATAGTGTAAATATCAAAGGTCATGGTTTTTTATCAGGGGATTTAGTAAAGTATTCTGCAGATGATGTAATAGGTGGTCTAACAAGTGGCACTGAATATTATGCGATAAAGATTGATGATAATAATTTTAGAGTAAGTACTGATAAGAAATTAGAAAGTTTTGTTGGATTTACAACCACTGGTTCTGGTGTACATACGTTCCAAGACCCACCAATCTCTGTAGTTATAAGTGGTAGACAAGGAATATCTACAGACAATGCCACTGCAACTCCAGTTATTAGAGGACATTTGACTGGAATTCATATTGAGAATGCTGGTACTGATTTTGGATCTACTGTTGTAAACGATATATTCAAACCAAATGTTAAAATTGTAGAGGGTGAAAATGCATATATTCGTCCAGTAATTGAAAATGGTAAGATTAATCAAGTTATTATTCAATCTGGTGGACAACAATTCTTTAGTGTTCCTGATGTTATCATAAAAGGTAGTGGTGTTGGTGCTAAAGCACAAGCATCTGTATCAAATGGAGTTATTACTAAGATTGATATTATCAATGTGGGTATTGGATATACAGTTACCGATACTACTATAAGTCTAAAAACACCTGGTAAAAATGCAATTTTATCTGGGAATATAAAAGAATGGACAGTCAATCAAGTTAATAAGTTAGCAAAATATGGGGATGTAAAAGATGATGATGGATTCTTAGAGGTATCAACGGATGTTAATTTAGGAAATCCATATGTAAATTACTACGTACCAAGAAAACTAAGAGATTACTTAGGTGATGATGGTGTAGAGCATTCTCCTATTATTGGGTGGGCATATGATGGTCATCCAATATACGGACCAGTTGGTATTGTTGGTGGTCAAGAAAGATATCTTACATCTAGTTACTCTAAAATTTCTGATGTTGCTAGATTAGATGGTCCTCCTTTATCTAAGTATCCATCTGGTTTCTTTGTAGAAGACTTCGAGTATATTGAAGGTTATGGTGATTTAGATCAACATAATGGTAGGTTTGCTGTTACTCCAGATTATCCAAATGGGATATATGCATACTATGCTACTGTTGAAGAACAGACTACACAAAACCCATTAGATCCTTTTGATGGTGTAAGAAAACCTGCTTTTCCATATGTTGTAGGAGATACCTATCATTCTAAACCAAGTAGTTTCAATTTAGATTATAAGTCTAATCAAGATATTGCTCCTGATTCGTATAGTAGAAATACGGAACCATATAATATTTCCGAATATACATTCGTAACTAATTCCAGTAGAAATACAAATATAAACTCTAAAATTATCAATACCAAGTCTGGATCTTTAGATGATGTTCATATTGTACGAGATGGTTTTGAATATAATGTAGGTGATAAATTGGTGTTTGACAATACCAATACTCAAGGATTTGGTGCAATTGGAGAATTGATAGAGGTTACTGGACCTGGACTTTCTTCTATTACAACTAGAATTAGAGAATTTGAAAACGTAAGATTTAGTTCTCTAGGTAATACGGTAATAGGTATTACAACGTTACCTCATCAAATACCCGATAAATCTATCGTACAGGTTTATGATGTAAACAATACAGATTATTCTGCTTTTCAACGAAAACCACAAATAAAAGTAGCTACTGTAAACTCTGGTCTTAGTACAGATATGCTTTCTGTAGGATTGACTACTTCTGTTACTTTGACTGATAGTATCTTTGATATTAGAGATAAAAAAATAATTTCTATCAATGATTTTGTTGCAATAGAAAATGAACAACTGAGAGTAACTCAATTAGATGCAACAACTAATAGAGTTACTTTCTTGAGAGCACAGAATGGTACTGTTGCTGCAGCACATACTGCTACTACACCAGTTCAAAGATTGGAAAGGAGATTTACATACCAAATAGAATCTCTTCAAAAATTACCTGCACCAGAAGAATTAGAACTTTATTTTGATGCTACTACTATAGTTGGTAGTGGTACTACTTTTGGTGTAGGTATTGGTACAACAGTTTCTACTCCTACAGGTGACAAATTTATTCCAACTAGATCAATATACATTCCTGATCATGGATTTAGAAATGGAGAAGAACTAACTTATAGTCCTGGTGCTGGTACATCTTTGACATATCAAACTGATGCTATGAAGAGAGTGAATACTTCATTCACAGCACCATTACCATCAAATGTATTTGTTCAGACTATTAGTAATGATCTTGTTGGATTGGTAACTACTAGAACGGGTATATCATCTGATTTGCAACGGGTGATGTATACAGGAAACATTGGTATTGGTAATACTCATAATTTTACTACTAATAGATCTAATATTACAGGTAAACTAAGAGTAGTGGATGTTATTGGCACTACTGTTGGTGTTCATAGTATGAAGAAGTTTGATACGGTTGATATGAATGTGGTTTCTGCTGCTACCAGTGCTTTATATGCAACGTATGATGAAGGAACAAGATTTATCAATCTATCAAATGTGAGTGTTGGTGCAGCTAAGTCTGTAAACCCACCAATCAATGTGGTGAAAGGAGATACACTTAGATTTGATACTTCAGATCCATCTTTATTAGACACTAAAATATGTTTTTATAAAGATCAATCATTTACAAAAGAATTTGTTGGTTCTGGTGTATCTGCAGTCGAAATACAAACTACTGCTGTACCAGGTAATATGAACTCTAAGACAGAAGTTCATTTTACACCAGAAGTTCCTAACATATTGTATTATACATTCAAACCTATTGGTGATACTAAGGTAATTGAATGTGATAAAGATATTATAAATTATTCTAAAATAATTGTAGAGGATAGTAAATTTAGTGGTAGATTTGGTATTACTACTACAACAGATAATACATTTGAATATAATTTGAAATTTATTCCTGAAAGAGTTGGGTATACTACAGATGCTTACATTACATATAATACCAATTCCTCAACACAACGTGGAGGTTTAGGAAAAGCATTATTGACATCAGGTGGTGTTTCTTACAAAGATATCCCTGAAGTTTCTGTAGCATCTACAACTGGTGCTGCAGGTGCTATTAGGGTTTCTGGTTCAAAAATAGGTCTTATTGATAAACTTGATATTGTTGATTATGGTTTTGACTATCCTTCAGATCCTACTTTGAATCCATCTGCAATAGTACCAAGTATTATTAGATTAAGAGATAACTTTAGTATTGATAGTGTTGGTATTACTTCTGTAGGTACAAATTATCTTTCACCTCCAAACCTTGTAGTTTACAATAGAAAATCCGATAAGATAATTTCTAATGTTGAATTTTTATCAGAATTAGATGGTGGTGGTGTCAAAAAAGTTACTGTTGTCAATGGTGGTGGTAACTTAAGTAGTTCTGATAATGAATTGATTGCTATTGATAATACTAATGGTGTTGGTATTATTACTGCTACTTATTCCAGTCCAAATGCAACTCTTAGATTACAAACTCCTCCAGCAGGGTTTACTACGACATTCCCAATGCCATTCACTGTTGGAGATGAAGTTTTTGTTGAGAACGTAGGTGTTAGTTCTGGTAAAGGATACAATTCAGCAGACCATAAGTATCAAACATTTACTATAACTGGTGTTACTACCAATTATGGACAACCTGATCAAGCAACAATATCTTATCAACCTGATGAGGCGTTGGGATATGATGATTTTAATAAATTTGGAACAGTAACAAATATCAAAGATATTGCCCAATTCAAATTGAATCTAAAACAAGGAGTGTTCAATAACAATGAAGCTATCATAGGAAATAATAATGCACAGGCAAGATTGATTGCAGGTGAGGGAAAATCAATAAATGTGTTACGTGTTGATAGTTTAGTCGGATTTCATACTGGTGACAAAATAATTGGAGAATTGTCTCGTTCTTCTGGTAATATTGATTCTATGGAATCCTTTACTGGAAACTTTGAAATTGATAGTACAATATCTAGAAGATTTGGGTGGCAAGGTGATAGTGGTAAGTTATCAGACTTCTATCAAAGATTGCAAGATAATGATTATTATCAACACTTCTCATATTCACTAAAATCTCAAGTTGGTATTTCTTCATGGGGTGAACCAGTTGATTCATTAGCACATATTGGAGGATTCAAAAAACATTCTGACTTATTGATTCCTTCTGTAGGATCTCAAGCAGCTTCAGTATCTCCAGGTATAACTACTGCTACTGGTGGTATAGTAAAGATTGATAGTCATATAGATCTAGAGAAAAGATCTGATTGGGATCTTATCTCAGAGAATACTAATCCTACTGGAACTTCTAGTAAACAGGTTGTTTTTAATTCTAAGAGATTTGGTGAAGCAATTCAATGTAAGGGTAATAGAGTTTTAGACATTGATGATATTTCTGATCAATTCTATACTGATCCAAATATATTCAGATCTCTTGAACTAGATCGTTTTGATACGAACGAAACTTCAGCAGTCAAATATTATGCACAGGTAGTATTAGACACTTCTTTAGGTATAACATATAATGCTATTCAATACAGTGAGTTTATTGTAACTCATGACCAAAGCGAAGCATTTTTGAACACGTATGCTCAATTATCAGATTCTTTCGATCTAGGAGAATTTAATGCTACTATAACAGGTGGTATTCTCAGTGTTAGTTTTTCACCCGTCAATCCCGATCATGAGGTTGATATTACTTTCTTCAAGGAAGTACTTCCAGATTCTGTTGGTGTGGGAACCACTGCTGCTGGTCTAATACAGAAAGTTGGTATGACATCAGCAATTGCTGCATCAGGTTCTCCATCAGTAAATGTGATATATGAAATAGACAGTACTAAGTTTAGATCTGGTAGTGTTGTAGTTGCTGCAGAAGGAACAAATGAAAAAGAAGTTGACGAATTTACATTCCTAGCATCAGGAACAATTGCATGTGATTACAGTAGTTTTGGTCAAATGGATTCTGGAACTAACCTAGGAACATTTGCAGTGAACCATGCTAGTGGTGTTATTAGATTAGAATATACTCCTGTTGCAAATACAGCAGTTACAGTCTCTACAATAACCTCTTTAGTTGGTGTTGATACTCACGTATCTTACAGTGGATTTACTACTACAAGATATAGGATTGGTGATACTGAATTGAATTCTAGAAGAACTGAAATTGCTGCTGCAGCATCTCCTACTGCTGTTGTAATATCTGAAAAAGATTCACAAACTTTTGCTACATCTAAGTATTCAATTGAAGTAGAAAATACTACAGATAATGCATATTCGTATTATCAAGTCACAGCAAATAATTATGAGGGTACTGTAAACTTCAGTAAGTTCAATAACCTATCAACTGCTACAGGTATCTCAACTATTGGTGCGGAAAATAATATTCCAAATCCACAAAGAGATGTTCGTGCAACTGAGGTTGTTGCTTCTGGAAATAATACCCAAGTGAAATTTACACCAGCACCTAACAAAGCATATATTGTTAGAGTTGCTGAATTAAGAATAGACAAACCAGACGCACTCTCAAGTAACACTGAGGTTGGCTTCTAAATATCTCAAAAGACTTATAAATGGCCTTTAAGTTAGCATCAGTAAATAAGCAATTTGGTAAGGCAACAGAAACCTTTCAGCAGTCATTCAATTTGACTCATAGAGGTGTACCTGTTTTTGCCAAGACGTTTGATGCTAGTGATTCTGCAATAGTAGATGTTGCTGAAGATCAGTTTATAATGACTAATCATTACTTTAGGACTGGTGAACCTATTGCTTATGATGCAACTAATGGTACTGCAGTTGGTATACAACATGGTTTGAATGGTGTTGGTGCTGCAACTACATTACCAATACACTTATATGCAATTGAAGTTACTGAAGATAAATTTCAAGTTGCAGTTAGTGCTGCAAACGCTGCTAATAATTTACCTATAGGATTGACTACTGTCGGTATAGGAACTACACATAAATTTGTTTCAGAAAAACAAAATAGTAAGTGTTTGATAGTAATAGATAATGTCATCCAATCTCCAATTTATGATCGTCCTGGTACTGTTACTACAACTGATAATAATATAATTGGTACGAAAATTTTATTTAATGATCCAGGTAATTTTAGTAGATATGATTTGATAAGAGTTAATGATGAGATAATGCGTATCCAAATTATTGGGATTGATGGTATTCCTAATAAAGTTTTAGTTGATCGTGCATGGATGGGTACAAAACAATTTGCTCATCAAATTGGTGATACTATACATTTGCTAGGTGGTGATTATAATATTATAAATGATAGAATTTTCTTTTCAGATGTGCCTTATGGTGGTAATAGAGAAGAAATAGGAATATCATCTATAACCATAGATATAACATCAAACTCATTTAACTTACTGTCAGATAATTTAGAAACTGGTACGAGAGTAAAACTTAGAACTCTTGATCCACCGAGACCATTAGAAGAAAACCATGAATATTTCATTATCAAAAATTCTGCAAATAACTTCTCATTTGCAGATAATAAAGGAAAAGCTTTAGCTGGAGAATCTATTGACCTAACAACTTCTGGTATTGGAACTCATAAAATAATACTTTCTGATTCTACTGACGGTAGTTCATTTCAAGGTAGAGTTTTCACTAGATCTGATTATCATGATAATATTGTCTTAGATGATATTTCTTTAGGATTTACTGGAATAGGTAAGACATTTACCTTAAAGAGTGCTGGTGTCAATACCACTGGCATATCTACCGATTTCGGACCTATACTGATAAACAATGTTTTTCAAAGACCAGGCATAGATTATAATTTAGATGGTGATGCTTCTACTGGTATAACTACCATAACATTTACTGGTAATGAGAGTACAGAAGAAGCAGAGACATATAGTACTTCTGATGTAAACTCTAATAATTTACCTAGGAGAGGTATTATTACACGTATTGACGAATGGGAGAATGGATATGGATATCAACCAAGAGTTGTTGGTGTTGGTAGTGCTGTAATCAACTCATCAGGAGTTGTATCAAGTATTGGTATGGGTTTCACTGGTAGTGGATATAGAAATAATAATGAGACTACATACAAATTCAAAGTATTAGGTGGTGGTGCAACTGTATCTGCTGCTGGTACATTTACAACTGAAGTCGGTCATATAAAAACAATTGATATAACTGAGGACGGTCAGGGATACTACTATAAGACAGTATCAAATGCAATTCATGATATAAACTCAGGTATCATGACTGTAACAACATCTGCTAATCACAACTTAGTAGTTGGAGATAGAGTTGTATTGAGTGGTATCAATATGACTGATGGTAGTTCAACATATTCATTCCCATTTCCAGATGAAATTGGTTATCAGGGAGCAAGAGTTATTGAGGTTGTACCAAGTGTAAGGAAGTTCTCCGTAAATGTAGGTGTACATACAGTTGCAACATCATATTCTAGTGGTGGTGTTATCAATAAACCAACCGATGTTCAGTTTGATTCTCCTATTGGATATGATGACGTTGCATTAGTAAGTTCTTTGACGGGTATAGGAGCATCAGTTGCTTTAGATGCAACTTTACTTACTCAAATGAAAGGTTGGGAATTGACAAATGTGGGATATGGATATAGTGTAGGTGAAATTTTAACTGTTCAAAGTGGTATCAATACTGATCCAACTCTTATTGAGAAAGGATTTATAGATGTTGCTAGTGGTGATGAATATAAAATCGAATTTGCAGAATATAATGCAAATGTTGGTATATTAACTGTTGCTATTGGTATTCATACTTTGACAGTTGGTATGGGCGTGAGTCTAAAAAATGAATGTATTGGATTCACATGTTCTCAAGATAGTTATACATCTCTTCATAAGTATCCAAGATCAACTGATCCTGTTTCGGGTATAAGCACTGCTATTGTTGGGGTAGGTAGTACAACAGTATCTTTCCAAGTTGGTCTTTCTCCTGTAAACCGTAGATACGATCATAAGTTTGCTGGTGCAGCATTCTTACCAACTTCATTCAAAGTTAAGCATACTATGGATGATGATTTCTCTGGATGGGTGTTAGGTAAACTACAGATTTTAGATGATTTCTCAGATGACTTTGATGGTGCTAGAACAGTATTTACTTTAAGTGAGGATGGAGCAGCTATTAGTTTTGAGAAAGATATTGGTGTTCCTGTTATTATACAAAATAGTCTTTTGATATTCTTAGATGATGTTCTTCAAGAACCAGGTAAGGCATATACTTATAGTGGTGGTACACAAATAGCATTTACAGAACCACCTAAAAAAGGTGCTAAACTTCAAATATTATTCTACAGGGGTACTGATACTGATGTAGGAACTTTGACTGCTACTCCTAGTTTGAAGACTGGAGATATTATTAAGATCAATAGTAATCCAGAAGCAGGTCAGGATGAACGTATTGTTAGAAATATCAGTTCTAGAGATACAATTCAGACTACCCTATACAGAGGTCCAGGAATTAGTTCCTCTAAGACACCTTTGAGACCAATCTCTTGGTCTAAACAAAGGAATGATAAATTTGTTGATGGTGTAGTAGTAAGTAAAGCAAGAGATTTGTATGTTGGTCAGGTTTATCCTGCTGCACGTATAATTCAAGATATTGCTAAAAATGCTACTACGTTCTATACAGATGCAGGTATCATTGGATTCAAACGAACTGAAGCACCAGATGCTGCTGATATGGAGTTGAAAATCATTGATACTGACAAGGACAATACAGGATTTGGAAGCGTAGGATTCAATTATCCCAAGACAGTTATCACTGGTGCAACTTGTACTGGTGATGATGGTATTCTAACAGGGATAGGTGTTCACTCTGGTTATATAACCTTTGAATTCCATATACCATTGAACTCTCCACATAGAGTAACTGAATATGGTGGTAAGACACAGAGCACCATTACTAATGGTGATTACTTTATAATTTCAAATTCCAATGTTGGGGAAGGAGTAGAAGCACGTAATTCTTCTGGTAGTGCTACTGTTGGTGTTGGTACTCAGTTCTGTGATGGTGTTTACCAATGCCATTCTGTTACTGGTATTGGTCAAACTCTCCGTGTCAGGACTCGTTACACAGGTTCCCATGGAATTGCAGTTGGACTTGGCTCTGGTCAAGGATATAATTATGGCAACTATAGTTGGACTAAATGGACATGCTCTGCTATT